GGGTCTACGCCCTAGTAATTCTTTGGACAAACTTAGGAAAGCCACCATTAATTGGATATTCCAGCCACTAGGTATAAATACTACCGATAAATATTTGGACAAAAATTTTTGGCTGGATTCATCAGACCGATTAATGTATGAGGGAAAAGCACCTCAACTTTCTGCCACCAAATCAGCCCGTATGCCAGCCTTTTTTGAACATGCAAACACCAATCTACCCCAATACGCTTAAGGTTTATTCCGAGAAGCTTGATGGATTACTAGCTGACCTTGAGGATAAATTCTCTTGGCAGCCAGTCCATCCTAAAGAAGACCTTTCATCCATCATGTACCGTGCAGGTCAACAAAGTGTGGTACAATATGTTAAACAACAATTAGAAGACGAATAAAATGTGTTTAAGAATTGGAGGAGGTGGAGGCGGCGGACCTATGCCTGTCCCACAACCTATACAACCACGACTAGCTAATGATAGGGTAGCTAAAGCAGAACCATTACCTGATGATAAGGATCTACTAGATCCAGATGAGGTAGCTGATGTTAGCTTTGGTAAAAATAAAAAACCTGAAACTACAGCTACTAGAAAGACAGGAACACAAGCATTAAAGATACCTGTTAATGTAACTAGTCAAGGGAGTAATATAAATGTATAAGGCAAGAGAAAGATATTCTAAATTAGCTACTGATAGATCTCCATTCTTGGAAACAGCTGTAGAATGTTCTGAACTTACCTTACCTTACCTAGTAATAGATGACTTAACTCAACGTCGTGGTGGTAAACAAAACCTAAGACAACCTTGGCAATCCGTTGGAGCTAAGGCAGTAGTTACGTTAGCAGCTAAGTTAATGTTAGCTGTATTACCACCACAGACTAGCTTCTTCAAACTACAAGTCAGAGATGATAAGTTAGGAGAAGAATTAGATCCAGCAATGAGATCTGAACTTGATCTTTCTTTCTCTAAGATGGAAAGAATGATTATGGATTATGTTGCTGCATCTAATGATAGAGTAGTAGTTCATCAAGCATTAAAACATCTAATCGTATCAGGTAATGCCCTTATATTCATGGGTAAAGATGGGTTAAAACATTTCCCACTACAAAGATACGTTGTTAATAGAGATGGTAATGGTAATGTAATTGAGATAGTAACTAAAGAATTAATTAGTCGTAAGGTATTAGGTATTGAGCTGCCAGTACCAGTCCCTAACTCCCCAGGAGATGATGGACATCAGACAGGCTCACAGGATGACGACGTTGAAGTGTACACTTGCGTTAAACTAGATGAAAGAAGTGGTCGTTGGGTTTGGCATCAGGAAGCAGAAGACATTGTACTTCCTAATAGCCGTAGCACAGCACCGAAATCTGCTTCACCTTGGTTAGTTCTTCGCTTTAATACAGTCGATGGAGAGGACTACGGACGTGGTAGAGTTGAAGAGTTCTTAGGAGACCTACGCTCACTTGATGGCCTATCACAGGCTCTTGTAGAGGGTGCTAGTGTAGCTTCTAAAGTTATATTCCTTGTATCTCCTTCAGCTACTACTAAACCACAGACCTTATCTAAGGCTGGTAATGGTGCTATCATTCAAGGTAGACCGGAAGATGTAGGTGTAGTACAGGTAGGTAAAACTGCTGACTTCGCTACAGCTGCACAGTTAGCACAACAAATAGAAAAAAGAATACTAGAAGCATTCCTTGTAATGAATGTTAGAGATGCTGAAAGAGTAACAGCAGAAGAAGTTAGAATGACTCAACTAGAACTTGAACAAAGTCTAGGTGGTCTCTTCTCACTACTTACTGTAGAGTTCCTCATACCATATCTCAATAGAATACTACTTGTATTACAAAGAAGTAATGAAATACCTAAGCTACCTAAAGATTTAGTTAGACCTAAGATAGTAGCTGGTGTTAATGCATTAGGTAGAGGACAAGATAGAGAAAGTTTAACTCAATTTATCACTACTATTACTCAGACATTAGGACCAGAAGCTTTATTAAAGTACATAGATCCTAGTGAAGCTATCAAGAGATTAGCTGCAGCTCAAGGTATTGATGTATTAAATCTTGTAAACACTCCTCAACAATTACAGCAGAATTTACAAGAACAACAGATGCAATATGCTAATAGGTCTCTAACAGATCAAGCAGGTCAACTAGCATCTACACCACTCATGGATGCATCTAAAGATCCTGACGCTAAGGGTCGTATTGATGCACTAAGTCAAGCAATTCAACCACCACAATAATTATGGCAGAAACATTAACATACGATCCTGGTACTGATGAAGTAACTAACACTGAAAACCTATCTCAAGAGGAGCAAGAATCTCTTAAGGTAGGTGAAGAGTTAGCTGAACAACAAGAGCAGTTACTAGCAGGTAAATATAAAGACGCAGAAGAATTAGAAAGAGCTTATGTTGAACTTCAAAAAAAGCTTGGAGAAAAAGGTACTGAAGATAGCGAGAAAGCTGGGGACACCGAATCTTCTGACAGAGAAACAGATAATCAAGAAGAGGAAGAAACTGAAGAAGTATCTCCAGCAACTGAATTAATTACATCAGCTTCAGAAGAGTTTGAGAAGTCAGGTGAGTTAACTCCTGAGACTATGGCTAAGTTCTCTGAGATGAGTAGTAAAGATTTAGTTGAAGCTTACATGCAGATGCAAGGTGATATCTCACAAGATAGTACTGAAGAAGTAGCTGATCTATCTGATGCTAATATTAATCAGATAAAGAATTATGCTGGTGGAGAACAAGCCTATAGTGATATTGTTAACTGGGCTAGTGAAAACTTAGACCAACAATCTAGAGAAGCATTCGATAGCATAGTTAATACTGGTAGTGTTGATGCTATAAAGTTAGCTGTATCTGGATTGAAGAGTCAGTATGAAGCAGCTAATGGTTATGAAGGTACTCTATACTCTGGTAAAGCACCAAGAGAAGGTAGAGATGTCTTTAGAAGTCAAGCTGAATTAGTACAGGCTATGAATGATCCTAGATATGATAGAGATCCAGCCTATAGACAAGATGTAATTAATAAACTAGATAGATCTGATAACTTACAATTCTAATTATGGCAGGAATGTATTATAACCCTAAATTATACCACGCAGCATCAGTTGATACTGATATAGCTAGTGGTAAAAGGGTAAACTATAGAATACCAGGTGGTAGGAGAACAGGAAGTCATCCTTGGTTCCTATCACCTTATAATAAACAATCAAGTTTAAGTACAAATGGAAGAGCAGTAGGTCACGATTACTATACTACCTGCTCACAAAGTTCAACCTTACTAATAGTTAAGATACCAGATTCAGAGGGTGTAAATTCAATTAACATCTTACCAGCAGGAAATATATTTGATATTACTATTACATCTGGACCTAATGCAGGTGATACTTTTCACCGAACAGTAATTTCAACCGATGTTGCTTTACCTGATTTATCATTTGCTTGTTTGGTATCCGATTCCGATACTAATTTTGGTGCAGTAACTAAAAATGACGGTTCAGCTTGGTCTTGGCTAGGAGTAACTTCGTTTTCTGGTGAGGATTACACTTGTAAAATAACATTTTAATTATTATGCCTAGAGTACAAATAAGAAAAAGAAGGGGTCTTCAGATAGCAGCTGACCCTTTACCACCTGGAGGAGATACTGGAAGACATAGCCCTAAGAAAAGTACTCCTGTTAGCAGTCCCTATGAAAAAGGTAAGTCACCTCATAAGTTAGCTATGAAGGATGGCTGGAAAGAGAATGAAATCAAAGGTACTACTAAAGGTAAGAAAAAAGGTGATGTAAAATTACCTAACATACCTAAAGCTCAAAGAAAGAAAAAGAAAAGAACAACTGGGTATGCATAATGGCATCGAATAACATTAGAAGATTAAAAGATTCAGGTCATGAAACTGACTACACTGGTG